GGTTTTCCCATTTCCAACTTTGTAAAATCTTTACCCCTTCGAAGTTTTCGGGTATAAAGTCTAAAGTATGAGTAACATACGAATCATTTGTACAAAGTGCCGTTATTTTATATAGTTCCATCTTAATTCAATTTAGTTTTGCGGTTTATCGCTGACCTTCTATTGTTTTCCTTGTCGATCATTGTCCAACTGCCGTTTCCATTCAATTCGATTGAGTGTTTAGGCAACATTTGAGCCATTTTCCCATAATCGAATTCAAATCTTCGGTCTTTTTGCAGCATGTTCTTTTCAAAATCTTCAACAGATTTAAAAATCCGTGTGCCTGCATCAAATTTCGAAATTGTAGGGTATTCAGCGAACATTATTTCACCGGTTTTTGTCATTGCGACTTCGGGTTGAGCTTCACCCCATAAAGCAAGCCCGAAGCCTGTTACGCCCCCATCTTTAAAGGCAGGGATTGGCCGGCTTAGGATTGTGGCGATCTGGATGGCTCCTGTTACGGCTGCTAATGCTGCAAAAATTGGCCCCAATATCGGGCCACCTTCCGCCCATGCCTTTATCGTTGCTAATGCGGTTGAAATAACTGCACTCGTTACCCCTTGCGCCTTTTCCCATTTTGCCGTCTTGATCTGTTCAGCCCGCTTTTTATCTTCAATGTCCTTTTCTCGTTTTGCTTTTTCTTCGTCTATTGCTTTTTGAGCGATTTCCCTGCTTTCTTCCGACATTATAGCCTTATCAAGGTTTTCTTGTCGCTTTGCAAAGTAGTCATCGTTTGCCGTTTGTTGCTTTTCGAATTCTGCCAATCGTTTTTCTGATTCTTGCGCCTGAAATTCACCGACGGCTGCGAAAATCTCCATTCCCGCTCCGGCCAACTGTTCAGCAATTTGCAATCGTTTTGAAAAAGTGTCGTTATCGCTATCGACCTTTCCTTTATTAGCTTCAATTGTTGCATCCAATACCGCATTTTCGTTCTCTATTTGCAGGTCTCTAATTTTTGCGGACAATTCGGCCTTTTTGTCTGCAGACAATTCAAAGGTTTCGATCTGCTTTTGTAAGGATTCAATTGTTTTGTCGTTTGCCTCTTTTAAAGCCTCTGATTGGAGGGCTAATAAATCGGATTCGTACTTTTCTTTACTGAGTTTCCCAGCTGCGTACTGTCGTTTAAGTTCTGTTTCTTTTTCCCTATACCCGGCTGCCAAAATTTCGGCTTCCTTTTGCGTGTTCGCTTCAAAATCGGCAATTCTTTGATCAACTGCATTAGCCTGAATCTTCTGTATTTCGGTTTGAGTGTTTTTTTCTAATTGTACCCTTAGTTCCTCTGTCAATTGACCCTCTTTCGCAAGATCTTCTAATTGTCGTTTTAGGTTTTCTTTCTCAATCTCGATAAGTTTTGCCTCACCCTCTGCCATCCCTGCAATTTTCGCATCAGTTAACCGTCGCCCGGCCTCGATGGCTAATTGCTTTTGTGATTCTGCAAGTTCAGCCGCTTCTTTTCGAAGCCCAACCGCATTGACAAGCTGCTCAGATTGAAAACCGTTGATCCTTTCTTCAAGGTCTGCAATATTTGCCTTTGCTTCTGCTACTTTATCTAAGTTTTCAGTCGTTTCGCCGTCGATCTCGACCCTTTTTTGAGCGATAAACAAAGCCTGTTTAAGGATGCCCATCTCAATTTGAGACTGCTTTAAAAGTGATGCCCCTAAATCGTCATTAGCTTTAATCCTTTCCTCTGTCGATTTACTTACGTCATCCCTGATTTGCCTAAATTTTTCTTGCTCTTTCAGGTATTCAAAACGGATCCGGTTTAATTCCCTTTCCCTGATCACCTGTTGCGATTCGAGTTTAGCAAGTTCCTGCGCTTTTTTTGCGGTTTCGGACATCTCTTTACCTACATTTTTGATTCCGTTAGCTATCTTGTTCTGTTGCTCAGCATTTAGCCCGGTATTGAGTTGTATAACCGACTGCCCCAAGTCTTTCAGCCCCTCTTTCCAGTCCTTTGAAAAGATTTTGAGTATCGATTTGCCGATTTCGCCGAATGCCAGGAACCGGTTTATTAAATTTTGCTTGATGAATTCACCTAATTCCTTTATCGTCTCCTTCGGTTTCGAAAAAGCATCGAAAAGGGTTGTAGACACCTTGTTTAGGCTATTCATTAGCCCGTCGATTAAGCCCTTGAAAAATGATGTGACTTTTGCAAGTCGTTCTTGACCCTCAACAGTTCGTCCTAATGACTGAGTGAAAAGTTTGAAGGCTGCAACGCCCCCCATTATCACGGCTGCAATCCACGTGATTGGATTTGCAAGCAATGCTTTACCCATCACGCCTAAACCTTTGACAAAACCGCCTAGGCTGGTCTGGCCGGTTTTTAATCCCTCGAAAAGTTCAGCTAATTCACTTTTGTATTGCCCAACAGTTGCGATCCTTTTTTGTTCGGTATTACCAGTTTCTTTTAAAATTGCGTTGTTCGTATCCTGTAGCTCGTTAATTTCCCTAAGTCTCTTTATGCCCTCTTCTGTTTCAAGATTTAATTTGCTTTTTTCGATTTGTAGTATTTTATTTTGCGCTGCGGCTTTTTGAAGGCTCCCGGAATTTTTATCATTCAAAATTACCTCGGCTTTCAAAAGTTCGGCCTGATCCCGGGAAATGAGGTTTAATTTTATCAACTCTTTGTTTTCGTTCGTCGTCGCTGCTAATGCTTTACCCCTTGCTATTACAAGCCTTTGTTCTTGCGATTCCAATTCTTTTTGAGCTACCCCGTACTCGGTTAACGTTTGCTTACTTTTCACTGTTATGTCATTAAGTTCCTTTGCCTGTTTTGCAAGGTCTCCCCCGGATTTTGCCGCCCGGGTTGCATCCATCGCCTTTTTCACATCTTCTGAAAAATTGCCTATTGTCGATTTCAGCCCGTCGATTTCGGTCGTTATACTTTTGATCTCTTTTTCGATTTTCGCAACGTCAAAAATGCTATCTATTAACTCACTCATAATCCTATATTTTTTCTAAATGATACCTTAATGTCTTTTATTGCTTCACCGCTCAATATTTTTGCCGTCGGTGCGATGGTGTCGATTTCGGGGAATGTCGAGAAAACCGCTTCGGCTCCTTTGCCCGACGAAGTGAATGAAATATCGTTTGCGCTTTCGAATTTTAGGTTCTCATGAAATTCCCCGGTTTCTTCCCAGTCGGTAAATGGTGCAAATTTTTTTATATCATTCCCGGCGAACGTCATCCCTTCGATGTTTGCCGTTATCGCATCCTGAATAATAATATCCTGATTTTGCAATACAGATTCAACCCCGACCCGTCGTATTTCCGTTTCATTCAATTTTTCCAGCTTCCGGCTGAATTCAAAGACTGTCATTTTTTCTTAGTGGTTTCATTTAATTGATTCAGTGCCGCATCATTATAATTCATCATCTGCCGGGTTGCCACTATCAGATAGGTTAGATCGTTCGATTGATCAATGTCGGAATTGAAATACTTTTTTAAGGCTAAAACCCATTGCAAAAACGATTCGTAAGGTGTTGATTTACTTTGCTTTTCTGTTTTTTTCTTTATCGCATCTGTTAAATTGTCGATCCGCTTTGCGTAAAGGTTCATTTTTGCTGTGTCGAAATCGAACAGAGCAAGAAGGTATTTGCAATGAAAAAGCAAAGCATCCTTTTGCATTTGAAATAACTGCAAGTCAATACCATTTGACACCCCTGAAAGCTGACTGGATAAAGCCTCATCGATTTCTTTGATCAAAACCGGGTTATCGTTTGCTTTCAACAAGTCGCTATATTGTTTGATTGTTGTGCGTTGTAAAATGCTTTGTTCCATTGATTTGAATTTTAAGATAAAAAGAAAAGGGGTTTTGCCCCTTATTCTTTATTTTCGTCGGGCTGTTCGCCTTCCTCTTTCACTTTTACCGTTTTCGCCTTCATTTTTGCCGGTGGGGGGTATCGTTTCTCATGTTCTACCCTTGCGGCCTGTTCAAGGCTCCCGGCCTCGTTTATTTGAAGTTCGTTACAAAAGTACGTGACCCCATCAATTTTAAAAGCCCTGAGTTTCATCACTACTAAATGAAGTCGGCAATGTTAAAACTGATCTCGGTCAAATAGTATTCACCTGTTGAGAGGGTCATTTTTACCTTGTCTGTTGCCGTGTTAAAATTCGCAACAGTTTTTGCAAGTGTGACGGTTAATTGATTGCTCGCAAATGAGGCGGACGGCGTCACGCTGATACCGTTAACACTTGCATCGATCGTAACCGGGTCAACATCGAAGGCAGTAAGCAAAGCCCCTGTTTCTTCGTTGTAGCAGTCGACAACAAAAACGATGCTTGCGCTAGTATGCGTTGTGATGCTGCTGATCTTAGCAATCAAAGGTATTTTTGCAACAATTTCTTCAACCTCAACATCAGCGTCGATGTACCCGATATCATCAACCAGGTAACGGGCAGTTACCGCAACTGTTTTTTCGTTCGTCAGATCGTTTTGAAAACCGTTTGATGTTTTGTTGCTGAAATTAATGTTCATTGTTCCGATTGCAACAGGCTCTAATGTTCGCGACCCGAACACATAACCCATATCATCGATTAATAAGCAGGGATATGTACCACCCTTCACCAAGGATTTCAAAATCCTATTAGTTGTGATGTTGTCGTCGAAGGTCAACGTGTCTGCCAAAATTTCGGATTTGACCAACTTCATCGACCCGTCCAGTTTCTCACTGTTCTTTTCAGCAACAGAAGCACCTGCCACGGTATTCCATCCTTGAATTATTCCTTTGATTGTACCCGCTGCTATTTCCTCATTAATCTTTGCTGCTGTCAATGAAGCTAAAGGTACATCGTGTTCAGTTGAATAAATCAGGATCATTTTCCCAAATCCAACCGAAATCCCGTTTTGGGCTTCGGCTCTTTCTAAAAAGTTTCCTATACTCATTTTAAAAATGGTTTTTAATAGTTTAAAATTCTTGTTTTCAAACAGTCATTGTAATCGTTCATCGCGGCTAATTGAGCTGTTAATAAATCTTGATCTGTTTGAGAAAGTTGAGCAAAATCAGCACCGGTAACATAAATGGTCAACGTGTCAATTTTGCTTTCAAGGTTTAATTGTTCAGTTTGCAAATTCGCCAAAACGGGATCAACAACAGAAGGCAAATGCAAGTGACGATATTTGACAGTTACAACTGCGTTCAAAATGTGTACCCTAATTGGCAAATCCTTTCGCTCGGTTCTCTCCCCGGTTTCGGTTGCGAAAAACGGAATGATTGAAAAATTAGCGGTGTCAGGTGGAACAATTAATTTAAGACTTCTAAGAAATCTCATTAAATCATTTTCGTAATCCTGTCTAACTAATTCTATTCGGTCAAGTGCTTGTTTTTCGGTTGCCTCATCAAGTTTTGCCCGGAATGGGAAAGCCATGTTCAAAGTAGCAGACTTCAAACCATTGCCCAAAACTTTAACAGGTGTCAGAAAATACCATCTATCGGAAATTCCCAAATTGATATTTTTTATCAATTCGATTGGAAAGTTCTTTTTAGAACCGCATCCTAAACCAGCTTGTATCAGATAGCTTTCAATCATAACAATGAACGTTTTGAAAGATATTTTTCATTGATGGTTATTCCGGCTGCTAAAACTAAGTGATGAATTTTTTCGGCTGTTGTCATTGAATTTCCCAACCAAATTATATTGTCATCAGTTATTCCACAAAGCACCCTTAATTTATCGACCCCAATATTCCACGCTTGAACCTGTTTGAAAATTTCAGGTGTTGAAAATTCTTTTACCTGTGAGTTTTCGCCCGTCTCAACTGCTACCGTTGTTGTTGCATCCTGACAAAAAAACCAAAAAACAAAATAAGATAAAATGGCATCCGTTACCGTAACCCCAACCGGTGCCATATCAGATTTTACAAAATTTTCTATTGCAGTTATTTTTGCGTTGTAATCTGACGTAATCCCTATGACTTGCAAAGGAAACGATTGAAACGATGTGTAATTTAATGCCATTTTACCCTAAATTTTAATGGTTATTTCTTTTTGGCTTCTGCCTTTTCGGCTGGGTTTTCTGCAACCCCCTTTTTAATCAGTACAATTGCATAGGCATCGTCCACAGTTGGAGTGTCGCCAACCTTCATCATTTTATAATCTTTAATAATTTTTACCTTTTGCATGACAATTATTTTTGATAGAGTTTCATTCTTACGTAATCAATATTTGCCCCTCCGTCATAGTCGTTATTTCCATCCTGGATAATCCTGAGGATGTAGTAGCGATATGACAAATCCAACGGAGTAGCCACAATTGCGCTACCAACGGTGTCACTTGAAATGGTCTGGTAAACTGATAATTCAGTAATTTCATTTAAAGCATTTAAAAGAACCCCGGATGGAGCTATCAGTGTCGTAGCTGCTCCTGTTAATTCTTTCATACCTATCAATGAGACATATAAAGAATCATTGCCCGCTACAGTATCGGCTTGGAAAAATAAATCTATTTTTTCAATTGCCACTGGGCTACGGTATTCCATTCTGTAGTCAATAGTGTCCTGATTTGTTTTTCTAAGAGTATCTGCCGAAATAGTTTTTGGTGTATAATCCCAGCGAGTTTCTCCATTTGCAAGTTGCTTAGTTACTGTTCTTTCTTGCGCCATTGCTACAACGGCAAAAAGAACCATGCTAAATATTACTAATAGCTTTTTCATAATTAATTACCTGTTACTGAGGTTAACTCTTCAATTGTTGCTGAGATAGAATCGTAAATAGTGGTAACTACATCGGTACCACGAATCACCAAACCTTCGTTCAGGTATTCAGCCATCAGGGTAATTTGGTTTTTGCTGAAATTGTCACCAGAAACACCACGTCCATTGAGTTCATCGGAACCAACCCAAACGCCATCATTATAGAAACGAATCGAAAGATTTTCAATCCATCCAAAAATCATGTCGTCGGTATATGTTACGGTTGCGATGAAGTTTTCAATTGCTAAATCAGGATAAGACAACTTAGCAAGTTTGTTCTCGTTTTTGTCTTTCAACAAATTGAGTGCCTTTTGCTGCTGACTTGAAATACACACAACAATCGTTTTCCCGTTTGCGTAGGGTTTCAACTGCCAGTAAACCGATTCGATAACATCCGAAATGTTCGGGGCAGCCGTAGTGGTTGTGATGTTGATAGGATTGTTTGCAGCTGCCAATAAAGCGGCTACTTGTAAGGCGATTTTGTCCTGTAAGTCTCCTTCGAGGTCGTCCTTGTAAACCTGTTCAACTCCATTTAGCGCACGAAGCAACTGAACAGGGACGGTGTTTTGTTCTGCCAAAGTTGATAGCCCCAATGTAGATACAGCAGTTGTATTGGTTTTGACTGGCTTGTCATCACCAATAGCCACAATAGCTGCAATATTTGCGCCCCTTGTTCCTTCTGTCCACACAACTTGGTTTGATCCTTCAGGTAAGGTTTTGTCCATCAAACCACGGAGAAAACCAGTTTGACGTAAAACGTAACTCATTGAAAATTCCTCTTCAATTTGCTTTTGGAAATTTGCGCTGTTTACGTTCAAAACCCTCAACTTGCCATTATTCTTGATAAGAGCATCAAAATTGTGGTTTTTTGCTTTGGCTTTTCCTTTGCCGAGTTCGCGTTGAGTAAGGTCAAACGCTTTCATGGCTGCATTAACAGCTTTGAATTTTGCTTCGGTGATTGCATCCATGATTGCGGGTTTGGTTGCGCTGTTCTTAATTTTTTCTGTTAAGTCAGTCAATCTCTGCAAAAGTGAATTAGTCACATCTACTTTGTCGATCGGTGGCTCATTTCCTCCTTCTCCATCAAGCCCATTGATCGCTTCTTTTAAAGAATCGATTTCGGCTTGTAATTCGGGTGGAATCTCCCCGCCATTAGGCGTTAAAGCTGTTAGCACTAACGCCAAAAGATTTAATAAGATTTCTTTCATTTTAATTTGCTTTTATGGTTTAAAAATATTTGATGTGCGTTACTCATTAACGCCTTTTTCCTCTTCATGTAATTTTCAAAAATGCCTATCTGAGCAGTCTTTGAACGGTTTTCAATAGCTGCCACATCTGAGCCGGTAAAACCTAAAATAGAAATAGCCTCTTCTGAGCTTAACCACCATTCCCCCGTTATCAATTCGGCTAAATTTTCCGTTGTTTTGCCTGATCGGATCGAAAGGTTTGAAAGTATATTATCACGTTCGATTTTATCAAGAATCTTTGCAGTCTTTCGCAAGTCGTTTGCATTACCGTTTGTTGAAACTAAAGGCTTATGGTACATCACTATTGCCCCCCTTGCTATGCTTACTTTATCTGTTGCATTGAAAAGGATGGTTGCGGCACTTGCACAAATGCCTAAAATGTTAAACGACTTTGTAGCCGGGCTTTTTTCAATGACGTTAGCAATTGCGACGGCTTCAAATACTTCACCCCCGTAGCTGTTGATGTTGATTTCAAGTTCGTCGGCCTTCGTTGCGCCTTCGATTTGCGAAAGTACAGACGACAACGAAACGTCACTATCAAAATACGGTTGCGATGTTATGTCCCCTAGTATGTTCAGAATTTTTTTCATACAATCCCCTTCCCTTCTTCCGCTATTGTTTTGTAGTCGATATCAAAACCAAGTTCACGTTTTGCGAACTTGCAAAAGTACTCACAGTATTTTGAGTGATTTTCGTAAAGGATTTTGTTTGCTTGTTCATAGTTTGAGAAGGTCTGACCGCTCGATGGCAACAATACAAAAGGGACCCCTAATTTTGAGCAAACGAACTCTTCACAAAGCTTCTTTGTTTCCAAAATGCCTAACTTGCTGAAATCATACATGATTGTCTTTATATCAACTTCACGTTTTAAAATCAGCATGTTGTTTTGCTCGCTCGTCGCGATTCCATGCCCTTCTGATAACCTCTTTTCCATTGCCTCAATGTCGCTATCTGTCAAAGAGGCAAGAACAGGCGCGCCGCTTGGGGTTTTAGGACTGATCACATTCACAAAGCCGCTTTTTGACATTCCGTTTTTTTGACAAGACAAAGCTATATTGTAAAGTGCCTGATATGGTTCGCACTTTTGGTAGATAGACTTTTCGCCGCAAAAATAGTTGGGTTCATCAAAAATAAAAACCTCAGCTGACGGGAAAGCCTGAACCGTTACCTTTGTATCCGACTTTGAATAGTTCCTAGGCGAAATGTAAAACATGTTGCCTTCGATCCTTGCGAATACAGCAAAGCCAACTTTATTGTAGTCGTTAAAAATGGCTGTCGAATATTTTGAAAGAAGGTTAATGAATTGAATGTAAGATAATGAACTTAGCCCTGTTGCTGTTGTCGGCGTCCAGTTTGTGCCGTTCAAAAGATCGGTTCGGTAATCTTTGACTTGTGAATAAAGATCAAATTCAATAACTTCAAACCCGGTGCCGAAAAACGACCCGACCAAATTGCCGCTATTACCTAGCTTTCTTTGATTAGGCGTCCTTTTCCCTGTCGACCAATTGAATATCTTCATTTTGGATAATAGCGTTTTAATGCATTAAGATGTTTTTATCTTATTTATGGTCAAAGGTAAATACATTTTTCGAATATCAAAACAAAACTTTCAACTTTGCGTAAATTAAGATATAAGCAATGGCAGCATTGTTTAAACAGTCGATATTATCATCGTTTGCACAATCGACCTTGAAAGTATAAACCTGTTTAACAAAGTCACGATTTTGATGGGTGTCTACTATTTTGGTTTTGTTTGTCAGTACATCAAAGTTGGCCATAATTCTTTCAAATTTATCTCGACGGCTATACCACCCCTCAACATTAATCCCTGCTGTCACACAGTCATTGTAAAACTTGATCCCAAATTCCCCGTTTGTTTCGATAAAAGCTCGCTGGACAGGGTAATCTTTTTGCCATTGTCTAATTTTCTCAGCAATTAAAGACTTTTCTATCTTATTTGCTGAAAAGGAATCAATCAAAATCATGTTATCATCTTTATCAATTGCCGTCAAAGTCAAAGCGAAATAATCGCCGCCTTTTGCGTTCGAAGGGTCGGCAAAAATGATAAATGTATGTAGCCCGTCCGGTTTCGAACCTACGAAATGAATGTTTTCAGTAGTGAAGATTTCCCCGGTCAACTCTGAAAAATTTCCTTCGCACATGACCTGCCATCTCCAGTAATTGTAACTCCCTACCTCAGATTCTTTGCCCTCTTTTACCCACTTTTCGAAAAGGTTGATTTGAACCTGGCTTAAGAACGGGTTGTCTTTCCAGGTTGTTTTTAAGAAATTGGTATCGGTTATGTACTCCTGGATCCAAAATTCTTTATAAGGGTTGAAGTCGACAAATATTTGACCCGTGTTTTTTACCATCAACTTTTCAAACGTCGACTTTGAAAACATATTAACCTCATTGATGTACCTTTCATCTGCAGACCCCATCGAGTTGGCTACGTCGTCGGCTCGGATGTTATTAGGTATGTTGATAAACGACATCTCATTATTCCTGTACCTATAAATGTGCTTTGTGCCGTCGTACTTAAACGAATCCAAAATTGGGTGAAAGTACTTTCTGAAATCATAGTCTAGCCCGAAATTTTGTTGCTTGGGCGATTCGGAAAAACATTGAATCCTGATCCCCGGGCTGTTGATTAGCTTAATACCAAAATCAATCAATTTTGCCCCTGTTTTGCCTGATTGTTTTGCCCCCTGCATAATGACAATAGGCTCGTTTTTAGTGCGCTCGAAAAAATCGCTGTATATTTTTAGCTGTGTGAGCTTCATTTGAATTCTATTTCAATCTTTCGATCCTTATTTTCATCTTCATTTCGCCTTAATCCTAGATCATAAGCGATAATGTTAGGGTTCAACAGTCCAGCAGCCGCGCCAGTAAATTTCTGATCGTAAATATATTTCTCTATGCGTGTTATGATTTCCGCAAAATCTTTTCCCCTTTCCTTGTAGCTGTTGATTATATCCCACCCTGATACACCGCAAGCTAATGCAAACCCTTCTTTTGTCATAGCTCGCATTTTATTTAAGCTATACCTATCTACTACTTCTTTATCCCTTGTTATTTTTCGCTTGATCAACTGCTCTTCCTGTAAAGGATTCGAATCAAACCATTCGCAAAACTCCTCAAAGTTTTCCCATATTTCAATTGCGGTTTCAATTGCGCAATTTCGACCATGTTTTAGCCTTAACTTCCAAAATTGATTTCCTTTTGGCGCTCCTTTACTCATAATTTTTCAATTTTCTTCACAAAGTTATAAAAAAATCAGTTATCTGAGTATCGGGTAATAATGTGTACATAGATGCTGGTTATGTGCAACCTTAAGACCGTGCCAACTTGCAAAGCCATTGGTTATAAATTTCAGTTGCTATGTTTGCTATCATTACTGGCGGAACTGACATACCTACAAGATACGAAACCTTATTGCCTTTGAAATCATAATCTAAAGGATAAGAACCTCCTTTCTTAAACGAATCATCAGAAATAAAGTGACCATTTTCAAAGTCATAAATACCTCCTTTGCCTGTTATTGTTGGCAGTGGTAATTCATCTTTTGCAAACACATCGCTAAAACACGAGCCGCTACCATTTAGGCGTTCTGTAATATCTCCAAAACTTGTATCTGCTGGCTTTCTTTTCATCCATCGCTCATAATACAAATCACTTGCAATACGTCCAAGTTCTGTTTTAATTTCACCATAATTTATTTCAGGTTCGTTAAAACCCAAATTTAGCTCTGGCAAAATATCAAACAGGTTCATTTGCTTTAAAAACGGCTTCGCCAAATCTTTTCGTAATGCAATAAAAAACACACGTTCACGCCTTTGCGGCACACCCATTTTACTCGCATCTAAAAGCCAATGTTGCACATAATAACCAGCTAAATCAAATTCTCGGTATATTTGCCTTACATATTGTATTGCATCACCTAAAAGCAATCCTTTTACATTTTCTGCAACCACTACTTTAGGTTGTAATTTCTTTGCCAAATCAATAAAATCAAAGAACAAAGTGTCTAAAATCTGCATTGCTTGTCCTTCTCTAAAAACTTTATTTTTGCCCCAGTCTTTTTCACGGTTTCCAGCCATTGAAAAACTACTGCAAGGTGGCGAACCATCCAATATATCCAGTTCATAAAGTTCTTTTGGCAAATCTTCACGTAATTTAAATGTTTGTATTGGCTCTAAAAAGGCATATTTAGGGTTATGGTTTACTTTATAGGCTTCCATCATTTTAGGGTCAATCTCATTGCATCCTATTACATCAAACCCAGCTAATTTATAACCCATAGTTGAACCACCACCACAAGCAAAACAACTAAATACTTTTCCTTTGTCTTTTGTAAAGTTAGCATCTTTTAAAGTCCATTTGTACGGAAAACGATGTAAAAAAGGCTGCACATAACACTCGCTATACGCAAGCGGGGGTGTTGTGCTATTTTGTAAGTCTGTCATTCTGTTTTAGTTTTGTGCATTTTGATACTTTTGCGCTCCTAATCCCCGCCAGCGCATAGCGGAAACGTTAGCATGTCAATAGTTCTGGGTTGTCGACCCGTTATAGGGCATTTAACTCGATTTCCACCTGAGCCCAATACGCCCAACGAGCATCAAGTAAAGTATAACAGCTATGTTCCTCCATCATTTTTTTGACGGTAATTAAGGCACATTGTTTTGCTCTACCAATTCGCATTTCTTCGCCTTCGAATTGTGCGGATGGATTTTCATCTGGTCTGTTTGTCGATGTCCATCCCGAAACGAAGTTGTAATGTTCTTTTATTAATTCTTTTGCCTTATTTCGGCATTCTGTTCTTAATTCACTTGCATTCATGTTATTAATTATTTTTATTGTTAAAAAGGTGATTCACTTGGTTCAAACTTTGATTCGCTATTATAGTTGCGATAAATATCATTGCTTAAATCCTGCCCAAAATCGCCATTAACAGGCATGGAATTATTTTTCATGATGTTGTTTAACCACGGCAAACTATCAGCCTTTTTATCTGCAAAAAATCTGCCGTTAATTAAATCATAATTAAGCATTGATACTCCTTGTTTACCTAAATGCTTAAATCTTATCTTTTGCCAATGAACTTGAACGGCATCTAACATTGAATTAGTTAATGAGTCACGTTCTCTATGTACAGTAAAACCATAATCGGTTTTATTGTAAAAATTAGCACTGCCTGAAATGTCATACAATGTTGGTACATCGTTGTTTTGCAATTTCCTTGGATGGGCTACTAAAAACAATAGAACGTTGTTGAAGTGGGCAAAATTAACCATCATATCCAAAAATCTACTTATATATTGGGTTTCGTTTTCTGTCTTTCTTATTTGGTGATCTAGTTTGTTGTAAGGATCGACAACAAATATTTTTATACCCTTGCTTTTAACAAACGACTGAGCGCACTTTAAAACTGATTCAACACTTAAATCTTTTTCATTCAACACATAAAAAAAGTTGTCTTTTATGTATTCAAAAGTCGTTTCAAAATCTGTATTGTCTCCGTATTTTTTAAATTTTTGCCCTGTTATTTTTTCATGTATTTTTGCATAGTGAAATTTTAACGGGTAATTTTCAGGGGTAAAATATGCTACTTTCCACCCGTAAAGTAAATTCAAACGAGTGACGATATAATCAACGAATTCGCTTTTTCCCGATGATGGTACGCCAGTAACGGTGCAAAGCCTACCAAGTTCCCACGTACAAAATTGATCCACTTCGTTGACTTCAATTTTTTGCCCCGGCTTTATTCCGTTTTCGTAAAGGTCTAAAATCTCAGAATACATTGAACCTATTTCAATATTCCCGGCTATTGGAATAGGTATAGGTTTTAATACACTTTCTTTAAATTCAATTCCTCCATATTTGCAAAAGAATTCATTTGCGTCCTTGCATTCCCTGAAATTTATAGTGTAACATTTTTCAGCCCCAAACCGCCTAATCAATTCATCCCTTAACTCCAGTCCCGGGCTGTCGTTATCGGTCGAAAGATATATTTTCTCAACTTTTTCAAATAAATGTATCGAATTATCAAGATATTCCGATTTTGATTTTGCACCATTTGGCACAGATATAACATTTTCAAAACCATTTTCGATAAATGTCAAAGCATCAATTTCACCTTCGCAAATATAAATTTCTGTGTTATTTTGTATTGCGTCAAAGTTGTACCAAATCAATTCAGCATTTGAAACTAATTTAAACGACTTTTGAGGGCCACGATATTTGATATTAGCCAATTTCCCAAATCTGAAAAAAGGAAAGCAAATACACTCAACCTTTCCGTTAAATTGAGGCATCCATTCAATAAGTGAGTGTATTTTTAGCTTAATTAATGTTGATTGACTTATCATCCGGCTTTGGAACCATTTAACGGCCTTATCTGAAAGGTCTGTTTTGTTTTGCCATTCAGGTACAGTATATTTTTTTTCAGTTTGATATGGCTTGTATTCGTGAAAAGAGGTATTACAATGCCAACAATACGCTGAATTTGACTCAGGGTGAAACTCCAAATCTTTGTTTTTAGTTTTTTTTCGCCCATCCGTACACTCAGGACAAATACACCGCTTTTTCGTATTGTCGAAATCAATATCGATAATTCTTTTTGTGTTTGATGATATGTATTTCATTATGCTGATAGTTTAGGGCGTACTTTTTCGCCGGTTGTTGGTTGTTGTTCCTCTTTTTCTTTTTTAAGCCAATTCAAGGCAGTTAAATAAAGGGACTTATATTTCGTGTTTTTACGATAATTCAAAACCCTTCTTATCATTTCATCGGCTTTTACTTCGCCAAATTCATCAATTAGCTTATTCATTTCGTCCCATGTTATCAAAAGATGATCCTTTTGAATATAGATATTTACTTCCTTATCAGTAACACTGACACTATCAGTAACAGTAACAGTAACACTATCAGTTGAATTTGTTGACGTTTGTTCAACACTTTCAACATGTGTTAACATTTGTTGGTTTTGTTGCCTTAATTCAGCAGATCTTTTGCCGGCTTGTGATCTTTTTTCAATCACTGATTCCCAATTTTTTAGGTCTCTTTTTAATGTCAATTTTATTGGCTCAAATAATAATTCAGTTAGTCTATCCGAACATGGGTTTTCATCGTTAACATATCCAAAAAAGTGTTTTATTAGCCTTCCCGCTTCTTCGTCGGTTAATTTTTGAAAAATAGCTGTCCAATCTCTATAAACAACTATCGTATTTTTACCGTTTGCCATTGTTGAATTTATTTAGCGATTTCAATACATTAATAACATCGTTAAGGTCTATATTTGACTTTAAACAGTTAAATGCAATAAGTCCAGAAACTTTAGGCATTTCATAAGTTAATTCATAATGATGCTTTTTGCAAACAGGGATCAATAACTCGTTTTCATATTCCCAAATTAGTAAATCTGGAAAATAGCATAAATGATGAACTTCTAATTTATGATATAGTGATCCGCAAATAGCGCATTTATAATCATGTAATTTTAAAATTTCATCAACTTTTTTAATCCATAATGGATGTTTTAATTGTTCATAATATGAAAGTGCCATAATATTAAAATAAAAACCTTTTAACTTTCAAGGTGGCGGCCTCTACTCGTCAAAAGGTTATGAATTAAATTATCTTTGCACCATCCGCCAATGGTATTGCTTTCAGCACTACAAATATACAACTTTTTTTGATTCAAAAGTTTAAGAGGTGAATTTTTTTTAATCGGCGTTATTTCAATTTTATTTTGATCGAGCTTTTTACACTCGAATTTTTCAGGTATCTTGAATAAGTTTCAGGATCATCTTTTTTCAAAGCATTCGAATCGAACCTGGATTGAACCGTTTCAGGGATAAAAGTGCAATGAAAATATTCATTATCGATTGTTCGGATATTGTACTTTTCCATCTCCGACTTTAGCCGCTCCTTGAATTCTTCGGCCTTATCCTCAGCCTCTTTTGCTACCCTCAACAAGTAGTTGATTTGATCAATGTATTCATGTGTTTCAGCCGGCAAATTTCCAACCGAATCGGGCAAATATTTGAACCCGGGTAATGATTCGTAAATAATTCTAAGGCCTTCGTTTATTTCTTTTGCTGACCGCCTTAAAATATCCTTATTTATACGTTTTACCGTCAATTTGTCGGGATGGAATTCGGAAATTCCTGAACTTGTATCATAGTGAGCTAAAACCAAAACCGGTTCTTTGCTTTCGTGCTTAGCTTTTTGATTTAGAAGTGTTTGATGCCATGCTAATTGATCAATATATTGATCAATAGTTTGTTCATGGGTATGAATTGTGGCCTTTACTTCGTACCAGATCACCTTTTCATCGGTGATTAGCTCAATATCAATGTGATTCATGATATCAAACCCATACATTTCTGATAAAAAATTAGACTTAAAATAAGGGTTTGAAACTGCCCGGCTGTCAACATCGTGAATAGCGTTGAATATTGCCTGTTCAATTTCGTTTCCGACCTCGGTTGCCCTGGTGCTGAACTCTTTCCTTTCGACCAGGTTTAGCATTTCGGCAATTCGCCTTCTTGCTGTTTGGTTCAACTTTCCGGTTCTCCCCACGGATGCAACCATCTTTGCATCCGAGGAGCCAAGCCCGCCTAAACGGGTCTTTAAAATTTCTTCTTTCATAGTTGTAAATTTTTATTGTTATTACTCTGTAAAGATACAACCTTTATTTTAAAGTACCAAATATGGTACAAGAAAAATCATGTGTTTTACAGCATTTTTTTCACTTTTTTGGCCTGAAAATCTTGTCTAAAAACCTGTCGATTTTACGGCTCAATCGAATGTTGCTTTGAATCACTTCGAATAGTCCTAAGACGAATAAGACCATCATCGCACATGCTACTATCTTGACCATTCGAGCAAATTTAAGGCGGTTTGGTTGTCTGCCGGGTTGTTTAGCTTGAAATTGTTACCAACTTCTTTAAGTTCAAACATTTTCAACTGCTTATTTTTGTCCCATTTTGATTTTTTGACCATTTTGTAGCCGTTTGTGATGGGAATAATTACATACTGGCTCCGCTTTTCAAACCGCCGGTTTTTTTCCTCAAGTTTCCGGGCTGTTGATACAAGGTCTTTATGTTCCTGTTCGTTAATACCGTTCCCTTTCTTCGGGTTCAATTTTGTTTCTTTGTTGTATTTCATTGTTGAATTTTTAGATGTTAGATGTTAGATGTTAGATGTTAGATGTAAAATAACTACCACCTACTTTTAGGCATTTCAGGTTCTTTAACTCTTAATTTTTTGACGATCTCTCAGGTCGCCTTCCTAATAGCCCCATCGCCTTCTCGATAGCGACAGATAAGTCACTGTCGCTATCCTTATCTTCGAAAAAGAAGTTCACCCCAATAGCCTGGGAAACGATCAGGAAGGTTTCAAGCTTCGGACAGAACCTAAGCGAAAATATCCAGCTGACATTGCCTTGTGAGATACCCTTGTCTTTCGCAATTTCTTGCAAAAGTAAAACTAATGCTTTCCAGTTATTCATTATCAATTATGTATTTAGTGTTCAATAATTCAATATGTTTGCACCTTTTTAAGGCACCGTTGTATGTTATCTTTTCCCGGTTTGCGTATTGCTGCAAAGTGATCGGGTTTAAGTAGGCTAGTGCAAGTTCAACCAATTGAACCAAGCCAGCATTTGACCACTTCCCGGTATGTATTGTTTGCCCTAACTTGTTAAGGCTACTTTGTACATATTCTGTTAATTGATTCATGGTTCAATTTGTTGAACTGCATATAGCAATAAGTTAGCGGTAATGCTAAGAGCTACTATACTCCCAGTGTCCGCAATTCCTACATTCATAAACTAATCCATTCTCGCTTAAAAACATTTCGTTCTTTTTGCAACTGAAACAAAAATCACCATCTCCATTTAATTCAAATGAAGCACTACCGCTAACATCAGCTAATAAATCATTGCCGTTTTCTGCGATATTTTTAGTTTTTCTCTTTTTACTCATGTCGTTGTATTTTGATAGTTATATACTTTTTAATCGGCAACGCTTCATAGCTGTAGCCGTTATGGCGCATATTAACGCCTGTACTTAGATTTGACGGCATTGAAGTTTAAGTCTTTGACATAAATACCGCCAGCATTATGTAGATAGCGAAAATCAACAACACAATCAATCCATTGACCAAAACGGCCATCATATCCAGTTTCTATTTGATGTTTAAGCATAACCATCATGACGGCTTTAGCCAGATCGTTTTCAAACGAATAGTTATCTTTTATGACAATTTTTTCTTTTCCCATTTTGATTTTTTTTGATTAATTCCCGATGAGAAAAAGCAGCAGCTAACATCGGCTCATAACTAATGTCGGCATTAGTGCTAATTTGTAAGTTCGTATCTTCGTTCATACTGTATCGTATTTTGAAAGTTTTGTACTCGTAATCCGCAACTAGTCATAGCCGTTATTGAGTTTTCATAAGGTTATTAATAACATCCATAATCTTAATGCAGTGATTTTCATTCAATTTCCTTCGCCCTTTCAAAAAATGGGAGAGGGTTTTGGTAGGTATTCCGGCTTTTTTTTCAATGTTTTTGATTGAAAAAAGATCAAAATGTCCGGTAAAATAGTCCTTGATTAATTGCTCGTTTTCACTCATGATTTTAAGTTTTTGAATTCATTTGCAATAATGATTAATTCTTTACGTATATATTCGATTGACTTGTAATTAATCGAATCGGATAATTTGAACAATCTTTGAGAAAGTTCGAAAGTGCTTACTTTTGCAGGGTTCAAAATTGCTTGAATTCGTTCAAAACTTGCTCTTAATTTCTTGTCGAATTTCAAACGATCATCGAAGTTCCGCATAATATAGTTTATCGTCCATATACTTTTATGCACATACCCGGCGCAAAATGCCCGCTCTATTTTTGCATCCGAGATGAGCAAATAGACAAGGATAAAACGGGCAGTTACTAGGCTCATTTTTCTGTTTTTTTGTCTTACTTGCTGAAGCGTGATCCCGAACTCATTCAGAACCACACTCGTAATTTTTTCAACTGTTTGCATTTTCAGCCTCTTATTTTGTTAAAAATACTTCGCATTCGTCGAAAATTGCAGGAACAACACCGTCGACGTGTTTAGGCCAATACTCGATCGTCGTTTTTCCGGCCTTATCCGTATCGGTTGATATCGCTTCTATCGTTGATTCAAAGATTGTATTTTCATCGAACCGAAACCAAACTTTTTGACCTATGTCAAATTTCGTATTAATGATCATAATGTTTAATTTTGTGTTGATAACCAATACTTTAACGTTTGAAAAGTATTCCACCTGTCGAGGCTTTTTTTAGACTTGTCGTTTGAAAATTCCTCATCATTGTTCCAAAAATCGTTTTCCCAATCTTCAAGTTTTCTCGTGAAGCATCCTAAAACGATGTATTTTTCATTTTGATCCGTAACAAACGCACATGATTGATATTTATAAGCATTTTGTATATTGATAATTTTTGTTATCTTGCAGTTTTTGATCTTCAACTCGACCCCGTCGCCTAAAACGACCTCTTCGCCTAATTTGACCCCTTCGCCTAATTTGACCCCTTCGCCTAATTTGACCCCGTAGCCTAACTCGACCCCGTCGCCTAACTCGACCCCGTCGCCTAAAACGACCTTGTCGCCTAATTTGACCCCTTCGCCTAACTCGACCAATTCACTGATCGATTTATATTCGATCTTTTTGTTTTTAAAAAAAACTGTTTTCATATTTTTAATTTTCAAGGTTTAACAATTTTTCACCGGTTTCGGTCGCAGCTTCTGGAGTGATGATTGACGATTTAAACAGTTCATCAATTGTCAATTCACCATCTTTGATCGACTGCATGTAGCCTCTTAAGTCGGCAATTTGCTCAGCTCCGATTTGATTGACTGAGCGCAATTTTAATAGATTTAAAACCGACTGCTCATCAATCGAATAATTGTCTTTAAAGTACTTCAATGCCTTGTCCCTTGCAATGATCAGTTTTTGTTCGTTCGAAAGATCACCGTTTGCAAGGTTAAAAGCTGCTTTGTAGACGCTGTCAGTCAAGGCCTTTGGTACTACTTTCAAAATAGCATTCCTTTCAGCAATTGCAAGTATTCCCATTGAGGCCGTTTCGATCATAGATTCTGAATATCTCATTCCTGACTTTTTCAAGATTGACCGCCTGGCCTCAACTTCGACAGCATAATTTGTTTCTAAGTCAAAAGCAACGGCGCTGGCAACAATCGTTTTATCGGTAATTTGTTTTATTCGTTGCTGAACGCGAATGTTACCGTATTGCTGCGCAATGATCCGGGCTAAATGCACAGATGACCCCGTGACGTTTTTACCGTCGACCGGTTTGGCATAGCGGCACGATTGAGCTGTTTCAATATCCATACAGGCGATGGCAATAGAGTTGTTTTTAACTCTCTGCAAATCACGTGGAAAACGTTTTGCAGTTGCAATTTGGCTATCAATAGCCGCCTTTTCTTGAGCTTCGAACACTTCTAATCCTTGTGATTCGATGATTTTTACTTCTTGATTGTTCATAATTCAATAGTTATTAATGATTTAATTTTTTCTTCAAGTTCTTTCTTAACATCAGGGGTCAAATACATTTCATCCCCATCCTGATCCTGCACGCATATCCAATTTATGTAGAAATTGGAGTAATACAATACTTTTTCAGACATTGCATCATCGTCTGAAGATTTGACATTGTAAATGATTGAGTAAACCTCGATTTCTGCCGTGATGGTGTGGTTATCGTATTCCCACACCATCTCAACGGTTTCTTTGCCCCCTTCCGGGATTATAGTTCGTTTATCCATTTTCAAACATTTTTACGTAATTTTCAACCATTTTTACGTATAATTTTAGTGCCTGGACATTTTGTCTTGCACCATATCCAGATTGAGGAAAAATATAAATAGGGTTAGTATCAAAATTGTAGCCTAATTTTTCACTCAATGAACAGCAATCTTTAGGAATCCAAAAGATGTTTTTAGGTAAATTTAAGGCTCCCCCAAATATTTCACAGAAAAATACCCAGTCGTATTGCGGGGCATACCCCCAAAATTCGACATTTTCCGTTCCTATGAAATTCAACATTTCATTAATGTCAAATTTTGTAGTTGGCAAGTTTGGCAATACGTTTTTTTTTACATAATCTGAACATTTTGAAATATCGAAATCTAAAACTGCGTCGTAGCAATTATCGTTTTCGTCAATTAGACAAATGCTGATTAATTCAGCGTCTTTCTTTAAATCTGTGAATTCAGTGTCAAAAAATATTTTTTTCATAGTTGTAAATTTTTTTGTTATTACTCTGTAAAGATACAACCTTTATTTTAAAGTACCAAATGTGGTACAAGAAAAATCATGTGTTTTACAGCATTTTTTCAATAAAAAACCCGGCTGGAAGAACTCCATCCGGGTAAAAATTTACTAATCTAACTATGAAAAAATCAAACCTGAGTACCTGTTTCTTTTTTCTTTTTGATGATTTCGATGATCGGGGAGATGTTTTTTTTATAGATAACGATCTCAGCATTGATTACTTCAATTACATTATCTATAATCAAATCAATCTCGTCAGATGTCACATTTTTTACTAATTCACTAACGTATACAAATATTTCGTCGTATTCGTCGCCGTCAAGGTCTTTCAATTCCGCAACAATTTGATCGTATTTCATTCCAAGCACCACGCCGGAATAAATATTGTCACTAAAACCCAAAATTTCATGCAAAAAAAGCCTTTTGTCTTTAAATGCTTCAATTCCTTCAATTGTAATATCGTACAGGAATTTAATTGCCTTTTTGATCAATTCAATACCTAACTTTTTTTCTTCCATTGTTTTGATTTTTTATTGTTTACCAAATGTACTAATTTTTTTTGAATCCCTGAACAAATATAGCTATCGAACTGCCTAAAACTGTCATGTAGCCTGAATAAGGGATAAGTAATGCGATCCCTGCCGGTGCCGTTATTGGGTTTGTCATTGCAAGCGCTCCACCTATCGAAGTCAATATAATACCCGATAACCTCACAATTTTAGCCCACTTCGGGGTATCTGAAAAATAGGTATCCAAACCCTGCTTTACAACATCTTTTGTTTTTTCAATAATTGCCATATTTTCGAAAGTTTGAATTTAACGGTAAATTGTTTGAACCTTAAACCTGGTATCATCGATTTTCCAGCCTCAATTTGTTCATATTTTGTTTCGTCTTTCATTACATATTTTCAGATTCAAGCCATTTTTTCACGTCGAAAGATGGGCAATCTTTTTTTACCCCTTCGAAGTCCCGATGGCCCTGAACAATTGCATCCGGGTATTTGAATTTCATTTCGATAATTGATTTTTTCATTGCAATTTTTTGCGCTGTCGTCCTTGTGTCTGTTGCCTTGCCTTTACGATCAATACCCCCGATATAGGCAATATGAACTGATTCCTGATTGTGACCCATAGCCCCATTTGTGATTTCAAAATCAGCGGCCAGCCTTGTAATTTTGCCTAATTGATCAATAATTAAGTGATAGCCGGGTGATTTCCACCCTTTTACAGAACTCCAATACTTTTTTATCGATTCAATTGTTGCATCAGGCAAAGTCCCTGTGCAATGGATCACGATGTATTTTATGTTTCTCATTTTTCAATTAGTTTTATGATTAAGTCCAGTTTTTCATTGACTGTTTGATAATTGTCATCGATTTTTTTTGTAGTCCGGTTCTCAAGATCGTTCAATTGCTTCTCGACTTCACATTTATTAGCTTTTTCGATTTTAAGGGTCTCAATATCCTTTTTTACCGTTAATTGTTTTGTATCCGATGTCGAAAACCCCCAAACCACCAGTGCTGAGGCTGTTGCCACAATTCCGCTCAACAGTGCGTTTTCGAGCCTTGACCTACCTTTTTCCGTCATTTTGCAACTTGTTTAATATCATTAACATAAACACAATAATTAAAACAGCACTAAAATAGATTGAACTATCTACCATCTCCGACAATCTTTCATTGATCAAAATTAAGAAATTATAAGCAATTTTGATAATGTTCAGCGCAATAATCGAACGAACCAGCCAAACGTTCAAATATTCACGAAGGTAAAGTAGCAGTGAAATGATCAAAATCGACTGATTTACATAATAGGTGAAGCCCCACCACCTTGATGAGGCTTCACCTTTGAGTAAAAAAATACATTCGATTAAAACCGAAGCGGCTAAAATGATATGTATTGTGTTCTTGCTCATTTTTTTGTGCCTTTCGTACCTTTTTTAGGGGGTTTAGGCGGCTCTTTGGGTTGTAACATATTGATAAATTTAGGGTTATTGTTCTGTTTTTTCCGCTGGCTTGTAATTATAGTAAAATTGATCATTCCCAATGTGGTAGAAGGATTTCAATTCCCCTTTTAACGCCTGTTTCCTGATCCCGTTCAGATATTTACTGTTGAGGTCGTATTTATACCTCAACTGCAAAAGGGTACGGTATTCATCTTCATTCACTGTTAGCACTTTTTCAGGGTAACAGCTTGTAAAAAAAGCGAATACAAATAGTATTAACAGTAATTTTTTCATGTTTATTCGGCTTTTTCGATCATCCAGGCAATTGACTGTAATTCGATCCCGGATAAGTCAATGGGCAGGTCATCAATTGATACTTTTTTGATGACTATTTCAGATTCGATATCAAGAAGTTCAATTACTTCGGGTTGTTTTTCGAATAATTCAGCCATTTTTACGAAATGTTCATCGGTGGGCTTCATCGCCTTAAATTCCTCTGATTTCATTTTGTCCAGTTCGGAATAAATCTTTTTTGCAGCGTTCAAAAGCTTCTCAAGGTTAATTCCACGGTGCCATTGCAGCCGGGTTGATTTGATATTTGACGCAATTTCCGCTAACTTTTCATGAGTTGCGACCCGATATATTTGTAATACTTCACCATTTTTCATAATTCTTAAATATTTTTGATGTTTGTAACTTTCCCGGGTTCTGACTTGTTGAGCCAGTCCCGGATTCCGGCCTCTAAGTTAATGATTTCTGTCGATAATCCGGCACCGTTGTAGTTAGTGCTTACCCGGTTGCTGTTCTTAATCACTTGCAAGGTATTGTTTTCCGGCTGCTCGGTTGTGCCCGTGTTTATGTTTACACTTGCGGTTGTGATTCCGTTTTCAAGGTCATAATAAACGTTAACGATCTGACCGTTAATTGTTTCTACTGATTGTACATTTTTAATCATGATTTTTTGTATTTTTTAATTAGTTTCTGAATTTCTTTCAGGTCGGTACTTGTAGCGTTTTGAAACGAAACATGCCCGGTTATGTTGTTAATATCCAGATGACAACTATCTGATAACCATACATCGTACTGACTTTTGTTTCCTTTTTCTTTATGTTTATGTTCAATTATTTTCATACGATCGAGGTTATGATTCCGTTTGTCGCTGTTATTGTTTTACCGTCGACAGTCGTCCAACTGCCTGATACCCCGTTCGATGGCGTAAATACCCCGGCTGAACTTATTCGCTCAGTGCCGCCTATTTTCAAAGAAACAAAGTCGGCAATTCGCCCTGACGATATCACCTCTGTCGTTCCGATCGATACGGCCCCGGCACTGAGCCCTAATCCCGAATTGAAATACCCTGCATAATTACTTGATGATGACCCTAATACCCCGTACCCGGACGATGACTCCCCCTTCACTCCCGGGCTTGATGCAGATATTCCATATACGCCGATCCCCGACCCGCTCGACTGTCCTTTTATTGCATCGTAATTTCCTGACACTGAACCATTTATTGCTATTTGCGCATTTGTAGCAACTCCAAGTTTGTATGATGCTGATGCAGATGCACCTATCCCAACGCAACCTACTGATAGTGAGCTACTAAAATAAATGTTAGAGCTTTCTGTAGTCCACTGACTGCCCGTTATCGTTGCCCAGCTTGTCGACCCGTCGGTATTGCCCACGATTGATTGACCATTTGCAGCAGGAAAAGCAGACGGCAAAGTATAATAAGTTGTTGTATTTCCGACACATAGTTTATCGGCGACAAGACCATGACCGCCCGAAAATACCCCCGAAAAAGAACTTGCATCTGATGTGGAACAAACGATCCCGTGATTGTTCGTTGCAGCAACTTCGACAGCCGCCCCGATTGTGCTGTAAAAATATGCTGCCTTTCCTAGCCCCGTTGTTTTTTGAACTTGCAAGGAATATACAGAACTTGAGGCACTAACCCCGATCCCAACTCCGCCCGAATTATAATATATTCCTGTCGCGTCCGTAGTCCATTGGGTTGTTCCTGTTGCGGTTCCCCACGAAGGCAGGCCGGAAGCAAGTTTCAATATTTGCCCGTCGGTGCCTTTTGCAAGTACTTTCCACGTCGAATCGAAATAAAGTATATCTCCATTTGTGCCGGAAGGCAGTCCGGTAATCGACCCCCAAGCCACCCCGCCCGACCCGTTCGCTGTCGGTACCTGCCCGCTTGTTGCTGCACCGCTTGAAAAGCTGGTTAAATTGTCCTCTAAAAAAGCAAAAGTTTTGCGGGCTGCACCTGTTGTGATCACACCATAAAACCTGTCGGTAAGAAATTCGACCGACCCGGCTTCGGGTGTTGCTAAAAGTGTACCTGAGGTGAATTTTAACGGTGCGGTTCCGGCGGTTGCAGTTCCGGCTTTAAGATGCAAGGCGGCAGTCGGGGTATGCGTGCCTATCGCTGCATTGCTTTCTATCCTTGTATTTCTGCCCGGCTGAAATACAATATCCCCTACAAATGTTGATGTTTGCTGTTTGATTCTAAGTTCATAATTTGTTGATGAGCCGTCACCTATTGTAAAATCCCACCTTCTATCATATCGATCATTTCGATTACTAAGCGTCATTACAACCCTTTCCCCCGACGTCCCTATCGCTGAAACATGAAGTGCCGATCCGCCTGAAGGGTAGTTTATGCCGATTCTACTATTTACAGCGTTATTGTAAATAATACTATCTACTAGGTTAGTGCCGTTGTAGTAAGGCACATACCCCGATGTTAATGTTCCCCATTTTGCTAAACTTGATTCAGCCAGCCATGTACCTACCCCGGCTGGTGAAATTAAAGGAACTGAACTTGCATCAGGCAACGATGTTGGGAAGCTATAAANNGTATAATCGTAAGTGTTTCCAGACCAAAGGGTTAAATTCCGGTCTACTTCAAGATCACCCCTTGCGTACAGGTCGAGGGTGCTTAAATCACCTTCTAAAATTGCGTTGCTTCCAATGCCGATTTTAAGCCAGTTGCTTTGCTCGGTATCAACCGTAACCCCTGTGCCTATCAGGATCAAGTCATGTTCGTTTGTAATGCCGTTGCCTACAGTGTGTCCTAGAGCAGTTATATTATACCCGCCGGTTACTGTTGTCATCCCGTCGGGTGTCACCGCAACCACGCCACCGACACCCAAACCCCCATGCCACCCTGCATTACGTCCTATATACAAGTCATCATTTCTCCAGCTTACCTCAAAAGGGCTGACGTTTGTATGATTAAATGTATACCCCCTGATCTGAGGTACCGAGTTATTCAAATCACCTTTTTTGAATGAACAATCATCAATAGTGCCGTCGAATATGGATGAAGGGGTTATTTTGATTACATACCCATCAATTGCACCAACCAGCTCAAAAAGACATATTCCAGCTCCCTGATTGCTTACACCAATTACATAGGTTTCTCCTATTTGATTGCCATTGAGTGCATAATGCACTGTTATTGTGATCGTACCGGCTGTTATCCCTGATGTAAATATTTCAAGTTTATAAGTACCTGACAGGGTCGAGCCTTCAACTTCTTGAGTTAATGCCCCGGTATTGCCGGGTGTGTGTACGGCCGCCCCAGTTGATGTCGACCATCCCGCCGGGACAGTCCATCCTGTATCCCCGTCACTGAAATCACCGTTGACTAAAATTTCAGGATCCCATGAAGGGTTTGGGCATCCTTGATCAACAAAAAACCATTTAGGGGCGGCCCCGTGTACTGTCGAGTATATTATTTGTGAGTTTTCAGCGTCGGAAATAAGGGCGTACCTGTCAGCATAGCTCGTTGGGCAGTCCAAAAGCTCAATAAAATTTTCAACGATTACACTCCCCCCGGTTATACCTATGTTTTCCCGTGCCTGTGCTTTTTGAGTTTCGTTAAAAAACTGAGCTTCGACCCCGACAAGCCTCTCAAGTAGTTCCCGTTGTGCCTCATCGGTTATTTCCTTGCTTCCAATAGCAAAAAAATTATCTATGTAAGGTTGTAAATCAGCCATTTACAAATAAATTTGATGGTTTCACGTTTTGTTTTCTTTCCGTGTTCGTCGTTTCGTTAACCGGCTGAGCTGTCAAAACAAAATCGGCTTGCAAATCGCAAATTTCATTCAAAGGGTCTTTATTTACCTCTGTAAAATCACTAACCAATTGATAACCAATGTCATTAATCAGCAAATTTTGACAGTTGCAAAGGTATTTCAATAGATTTTGCTGGTAAAGCGTTAAATTGCAGAATGTTATCCGTGTTTTTAGGTAGTTTTCTGACCGCAAAATCTTTGAACGTCCGTATGAATATTTGAATTCGACCTTATCCGACCCGAACATCTTATTATTCAAATCGCTGACTTTGAAAAATCCGATTCCCGGGTAGGTATCATCCAGATACCCGTGTCGGTAATCATCATTATAGCCCTCGACTTTGTAAATACTGTTTTCCGCAAGGTTTTCAGCGGCGCAATATTCGCAACACTCTGAAAAAATGATTTCATCCTCAATTTGAAGCATAAAATCCCAAGTGCCGGTGCCGATCAATGCAATTTTTGAAATTGTTGAAAGGTTATAAAATAGTATCCAACTATTTTCCAGCTCGATTGCATGTGTGTGGGTGATGGTTTCTTCTGCCACCTCGCTATGGTTAACAAAACATGATAGCGACGTTGTCGGTTCGGCTCCCATCGCGGCGGGGGTGTATTCAAAAACAAAAACACCCTCATCGCTTATGATATTATTTCCCCTTTGCAGCATGTTTTCAAAAAAATATCCTGCCCGGCTTAGGTTTGCGGTAAAATCTACTGTATTGTGAATCATCGCTGTTATCATCGTGCTTCAATTTTTAGGGTTCAATCGGAAAATATATCAAGTTGCCTGTCACCTTGTGCTCATCGAGATTATCAGTCGTTTCACATTCAGTAACAAAGATAAAATATTCAGTGTTATCCTCAGTTATTTTGAGTATCTTTTTTGAAAAGTCGATTTCAGGAAGCAAGGCGGTGAATTCGACCTTTAAAGGCTGAATCCTTGCGTTGCTGCCGAAAAATGGAATAGTATCAAATTGGCTTCCTATCTCTGAGATATACAAATCATCCGATGACCCACCGTCTGAACATAAAATCAACGAATTGTGAAGGCTGGTATTGTCGAAGATAAAAGTAATGAATTGATACCATTTTTCTATGATGTCGCGAGGTGTAAAGGCATCGTAAACGCCGGGCTGATCAGCATCACGGGCGGCAAAGGTAGCATCAAAGATAAAGATGTCCTTGTCTGATCCAGTTGATTTAGTTGAAATCTTCTGAATTGCATCCAAAATTCCGCTAAAATCGACCCTAAATTTTGATAAAACTAAGGTTAAATTCTTTGATGATACCCGCCCGGCTTGATTCCATACCAAAACCTTGTTCCAGTCCTTGAAATACGTATATACTTGATATTCTTTTTGTTCCATTCCAGCCGAAACGCTGGCAAAATTCAGTTCCGTATCCGCTTTTATGCTAAAATCTTTGAAGTCTTGCACCTCGATAGCGTTACTTTTAGACAAAATAGCAGGAAAAAATGTATTGATACGCTTCACCTCGACACCTCCGGACGGCAAAAAGTTGACAAGTGATCCGGTTGCAATGCAGAAATCATTCAAAAATTCCTTGGGTTTTAGCGTTGTGTAGTTCGTCGAGTTGATTATCTGGTTTGTTGAGGTAATGCCAATTGCCTTCAGTTCATCTTCGATCGTTACATTGTTGTCAAAAAAGCTATTTAGCAGCGTTTCGGCTGTTGTATGCCTTAAATATCGGCTGTATTTATTTACGTTTTGTTCTGTCTCAACGTACAAATCGACAAAAAAAGTACCTTCGATCCGATCAAATTCTAAAGCGGGGTTATCTGATTCGATTCCAATAAAAAAAACATCACCATCCTCGAACGCCACGTCCTCAGTAACCTGTTTTGGGAGGTTCAAAACTAAGTCGGTTCGACCATCAGCGCTCCCGACCTCTATAAAAAGCGTGGCAACAACTGTTGAGAAGTCATTTTTATAGATTCGAAAGTAAAAAGTTGGTTCTGTGGCTACCTCGCTTGTATAAATAGCCATCGCCCCCGATGCGCTCACCGATATTGTACAGGCGCCTGCATTTCGGTTAAAGCGATATGCAACCGAATCATACACCCAATCACTTCCGATCTCGCTGTACAGGGCTGAATCTTGATTGTATATCTTTGATTCGCTGTTTTTGCGAAAGTGCATCATTAAAGCATTCGTTTCAATTGTTTCGGTCGTGTTTTTTGCTAATGACACATAATTTATAAAGTTTTTCGTTGTCGGGAGCGTTGCGGTATGTGTATCTGTATAATTAAGGTCGGTATCTTTAATCAAATTGTAAGCATCCAGCACGCTGATCGACTTCAAAGCGAATTCAGAGTAAAGCGATGTTTTTGTGTAGGTTTCAACATCGACCAAAAAAGTGGATATCAGTTCATAGTCATCACCTGTTGCTTTTAATTTGTAAATTGCAACCTCAATCCGTGCCTCCAACCCCCATTCATCAAATGCAATATCTAAATATTCTTTGTCATTGCCTGTCGCCCTCATCGTTTGAACCGAAAATTTAGGGGCGTACCCCATCG